GTTCTTAATTGTGTTTTTATAACAATTAGCGCAGTAAGACAGATGTTTATTGTTAATGCTAAGACGGTTAGAAGCGCGATTGAGCAAGGTGTTTAACACAGGCAATAAGAGGACGCACCCTTTAACAATTTAATTAACACAGTAATCAGCTAGGGTGCTTATCGCGCTTGAAGTGGGAGTTAGATACGAGGCATACGATGATTTATCTATATTTTATATGCTGAAATCTATTATATGAAATTATATTATAGATTCTTAGATATGGAATGTGGTTATTTTATATGAAGAAACAACTGGCTATGAGTATCTAACACTAAACTTAAGGCGTAAGCACCCACAACAATGTAAACAATGACTAACCCACTTTAAGAAATAACGCGATAATAGGCTGGGTGCTTATCGCGCTTGAAGTTGGAGTTAGAACCAATAAGAGGCTTACTTATGAAAATTTGCGACAACGAAATGTGCCAATACCACAAAGAGATGCCGTCTTCACTAAGTGACGATGCACCAGTTGTTAGGGTTGCGGAAAGTACAGGGTACGGTGGTTTTAATAGTAAAGATATACATCGGCATTTGTACACGAGCCCAAGAAACAAATGGTACAAAATGTACCTTTGCGATGCCTGTCATAACGCTATTGAGCTGACAAAATAAAAGGTTCTAACTAGGCGCATAACGCGCAAGTACCCATCACAAATGTTTTAGCTTGATAATAAATTAAGCATCTATTTCGCGTAACTTTGCAGTGATGTAACGTGTGTACCGTTTCTCTAAATTACTAGCAGGTGCAAAGTGCAAACCATCACCGCTTGTAGTCAAACTCGCAAGAGTAGAAGGATTAACCCCTACATTATCCGCCATGTTAATTAAAGGAAAACCCCAGTATTTAGCAAGATTTTCTTGAGCAGTAACTACGTTACGTTCGCTAGTTGCAGTTGCACCTTTGTTGTGGTGATTGATAATAACAATGCGATAGTTCTTGTCATTCAGAACGGCTTTGGCATCTTGAATTGTTTTAATCAGAAAATTCATAGCCCCCAAAAACTCATTACGATTGTATAAATCACCAGCCGTTAAAAGTTCTTCACACGTCAAAAACGGGACGGAAATGTTCGGTAGTTGACCGTTGCGGTCATTAATACCGTAATCCAAAATAAACAGATTAGAAGCTGTGATGTTAGGTAATAATCTAACTTCATAATTGCTTGCAGTCAGTGCATCCAGCATTGGTTGAGTTAACACTGGCCCTCCACCGCTCAACGTTAAATAATTCGATGCACTAACGTTCAATCCTAAATTACCACCGTACCTAGCATCAACGTCTGCTTTTGATAGTGTAAACTGATATATAAAATCGGACTGTACAAACCAAGTTCCATCGGATTTTCTTGCGCGAACACGACCACCACTAATACTTTGCTTGTTTAATGTAGCAGATAGGTTTGCTGAGACATTCTCAGGATAGCCACCACCTGTAGGGATTGATGTCCCCAACCACAGAATTGTTTTACCTCTCCATGCGCTATCTGCTGAAACTTCGCTAGATAAGACGTAGCGGTTATACGGGATATAAACAGATGGGTATTGACTAGCCAAACAAAACATCACTGTACTGTCAGTAACGTTTGCATAAGAATAGCTAATTCTTATAAATGCGGCTGATGCATGGGTTGTAATCGTCGGTGGCACTATTCCATAATATGCAGTAGTGTTATATGCAACAACATTCATATTTACATCATACTGTACCCACACACCAAATTTTGAAAAAGTATAGTCAGTGGATGCAGTGATAGGGATAATATCGGATGTGTACCAAGCAACATTTGTTTTTGTTGTCGCGTACAATACTGCGCTAACTGTTGCACACGTTAATATAGTAGATGCAGAGTAAGTTTTAATATCAAACAAATTAGGCGACGATCTAGTCAGAAAACTTGTTTGACGGGCAGACAACAAAATAGAATTATCTAATTTATTGTTTAGAGTAATAGCTGGCTTGACTATACTTAAATCTAAGTATTGATTTGCAACTAATGATTTTGTTGCGTAAGTGTCTGCATCACCTAAAACTCCCCCTTGCTGTACGTCAAATGTTGCCCTTGTTAGCATTGAAGCACGAATAAATGCAGTAGTTGCACCAGTTGTAATTGTTGCCGTTAAATTCGTATAACTAATAAAAGTCTTATTAGCATCATATTGCGCCCACGCTCCGCTAGACGCAGTTTTTGTGTAAGGGGTTAGTGGTGTAACAGCAATGTAGTCAGATGCAGTAAAACTGGCAGCAGTAATCAGAGTGCCATCTGTATGAACAGTCTTGCCAACTTGCGAAGTTGCAGAATTAATTAAATTCTTACTAACGATTTTAGTAGTAACCCTAGTAGCTAGAGTATCTATGTAACTCTTTGAAGGGAGAGTATCTATGTAACTCTTTGAAGGGTAAGTTGCAATTAACACTGATACTGAAGAATTTGTACGACGATACTCATACGCAGCAACATCGCCAGAACCCTGCACTTTGAATGCTACGCCATCGGCTACTGCTGCGCGACCAGTCGGTTCGTCTACATAAACACCCGCTTGAATCAATGCCGCGTCTCTAGCCGATGCTGCTAAAATCCTATCTGCCAATGCTGCCGCTGCATCAATTTCAGCACTATTAGCCGCTGCAATAGCAGTAGCCGAAGCAGCAACGGCACCGGGGAATTCATTTGATAATGAATATATAGTCCGCCTTACACCACCTAACCTATCTGTAACTGTTTCGGCTGTTGAGTTCATTATTGCGCCAATATTATCGACGTCGATTTTGGCGTTGTTTAAATCTGTTACAGTAATTTGAGTCATAATATATCCTCACGGTTTGGTGCGGCCTCGCTGTCTGCTGCGTAGTAGCCTGAATCATAATTTATAGCAGTAACTTTAACATAACTATTATCAGATATATTCACTTCTTGCACTAAATAACTGTTAGCACCGTCCGCGCTATCTGCCCCAAAACTAAATATTGTTCTTACGCCAATATCACCACCGTTTGTAGTGTTTATCGCTTCGCTAGGCGCATAATCTAAAACAACCTTATTCGCGCGTGTCCCTGCGGTTACACCGATTGACTCAAGCGAACCATCACGCTTTATTAACAATATGCTGTGAGTGCCTACGCCAAAAGTAACGTTCCTTGATAATGTCAAGATTAGTCCATCTTGCGCGATAACTTCACCATCTTGGCTATCAAATCGCGTATTATCGACAATATCAATGCGCTGATTAGGCAACAATAAACGTCCATCGGTTGTTGTTTCTGTCTCAATACTCACTCGCTGCAATAGTAATTTGTTGTACTCTCTATTTGCCCTATACCATGCTTGTGTATAATTCCTAACACCTGCTAACTCTATTTTTTTATAGTTTGTTGCGCTTAGGTCAAGCGGTAGTTTAATTGTTTCTTGTGCATCACTTTCACTGTCGTTATAAACAAATTCTACACCATCATATTGGTCATCAGATGCAAATTTTCGGCTAACAACATCGCTTGCAGGCTTCTTGTTTCTATGCGTAAATAGTGCGGTACTTGATGTTTGCAACCCATCAAAACTAAATCTAATTTTACCATTTTGGCGATACGCTAAACAAAAACAAGCGTCAGCAATCATGCGTACCGTTTCTTCAAAAGATATATTATCAGAGTCTAACGTGTAGCTAAACTCTAAGTTATCTATACCCCCCGTCCAAGATTCGTTATTTATATTGCTATACCATGTTTGGTATATTTGCGGCATATCTACATCATTAACAATATCAAGATTACCTATTGTTTTGTCTTTTGAGATTGCAGCAATAATATCGGGTGGGTTATTTGTTTGATAAATAGTTCCGCTAGATATTGAGCCATTATTATTAAATTCACCGCTAAACACAGTGCCATTGTAAGTTGGGATTCTACGCCCTGCAATACAATTAAACTTACGCTCTTTTAGCGCAAGGGCGCGTGTGGTTGCTTTAGTTAGTGTTTGCACTGTGGTTACGTTGCCAAAATCTGTCACGCTTAATTCACTAACCGCACTTAATGACTCATATTTTATTTCATCAACAACCGACCCTCCAAAACTAAAATCGTGGTAACTTGTACGTCTCACTCTAACCCTTGTTGCGCCCGTCCACCCTGTTGTTATCTCGATTGTCTTTCCTTTTAAATTACTATCAACTCCGCTTATTGTGTCGCTGTGCGTATATATTGAGCCAGTCGGCACATAAGTCCCTACAACAAGCTCCTGATAGTCAATTTCAAAATTAACAGGTAACGTTAATTTTCCATCATTATTTTCATAAAATAAACCTTGTTGCGCTACAATATTTATCCATACTTGCGTCATGTCAGCATCTTTCAGAGTCACCCATGACGTATATTCAGGCTCTGACGTTGTGCTTGTTAACGTAGCAATGCTAGTTGCTGTGCTGCTAAATGTCGCTGTTGTTAGCTCGATAACATTAGTCCCCAACCCTAGCTTGTTTGCAATAGTGTATGTGCCGTCATACCCTGTCGAACCTGTCACAATAAAATCACCGCCAATGGTTAAATTATCGTATAACTCATTACTCATTCCGCCAATTTTATCACCAACAGTTACAGGCGATGCCGAAGCCTCATAAAAGTCTATAAAGTCAGTATTAGTTATTAGTGTAAACTGATTACGCGCTTGTAATGTTTGACCATCCACGTTATTAGATTTTTTAACTAATCTTACAGGCTCACTAATACCGCCACCAATCTTTAAAAAAGGGCTGCCACTATTGGGTGAAGTAAAAGGGCTATAAAACTCAGCACTTGCGCCAGTAACATCGCTAACAAGTGAATCACCGTCTCGCACATCATCAATATCGTACCAACCGCGCCCAATGCACATATAGCTATATTCGTATTGTGTATTGTTAATGTATTTAGAGTAAACAGGCTGCAATAATGATGGATAAGAGCGCACAGTGCCGAATATATCTTCAATACGCTGCAATATGCGCGGCTCGTTTGTACGTCCCGCTAACGCATTGTTAGGGCTTTGTTGTGAGCGGTTTATGTTGTTTGGTAGTGTTGGTGTTGGTATAAGTTGTTTGGCTAGATAATCAATGCCTCGCACTGATACCGACCAAAATGGGAAGAATAAATCAAGCGCACTAGCAGGGCTGTTTAAAACAACATAATCCCCATCGGCTGCCATTAGTTTTTGCACATCTTTAGTTATATCAGTTTCTAAACTTGGTTGACCATCAAACACCACAAAATTAACTAATTTGCTTTTATTATCTAAAATCCAACGGCCAACGCTTTCGGCTTCGTAAACTGTACAGTCACTACTAAATACACCATCATAAAAACTAATTTTTACAGTCATAGCTATAATACTCAATAAGCCCGTAATCATCTGCTATCTGTGTTAACGGCTGCCATATCACCATATTACGCAAGCTATGCAACACGCCACCGTTATAATATAACCCACAATGCGTAACTTTTTTAAACTTACCAAGCAAAACCACAAAATAATCCATAGGCTTATCTTGCTTAGTAAATCCGTGTTTATTGTTATGCAATGCTAATCTAAACGCATTAGCTACATCGCGCATTGAGTCGGTTTTGGGCGTGTAATCATCAAGACTTAACCCTAACTCATTTACATAAACATCGGCTACTAACTGCCAACATGGCGGCCATTCGTAATGTTTGGCGATATAGCGTTCTATCATAAAAACCCTCTTAACATAGGGAATCTATTAAACGTATAAAGCTCGCCTGTTTTAAGCACATTAAGTTTACGCGCCACGGCTGATATAGTAGCAGTGCCTCGATTGTAATTTATTGACTCAGCTTGTAATCGCTGTACGGCTTGCGGCTCGGTTAAATCATTGGACAAATAAGCACGATAAGTAATAATGATTTTCTCTGTTGTGCCTAAAGGTATTCTGTCTAACTCTGTTCTTAGTAGGTTTTCTGCATCGGTTGTATCAATGCTAATTGTGAATTTTTGGTCTAAATTGTCGGGGCTTCCTGCCAATCCGACTTGAAAATTAGTAGAGCGCACAATAAGCGTATTACTATCTTCATCAACAACAGCACCATCCACAGGCTCACGCCATAAATGATAAGTCTGTGTTAAGTTAGAGTGAGATATACTTATCACTTCAATCATGTATTTTGTTTGTGGCGCACTAGCCAAAAACTCACGCAATGCGGCTTCTACATCTAAACTCATACTAGCACCAACGTATCTTCTAACGTAAACTCAGCAAGACGGTCTATAAGCTCACCAACGTCTCCGCTTGTTTCCCAAATAGCTAATACTGTTTCAGTGGCTTCATCATCAAAATCATACGCGCTTGAATCGGCCTCGACTTGAAAAGTCACTACAAAATTATTGCCGTCTGTTTCTGCCACATTAACCGATTGCGGTATGATGTTTACTTCATGTTGTTGTAATCCTGCGCCACTATCTAACGGCATATTAAAAGACAAAGAGCCTTTTTTAATGATGTTATAAAAAAACAGTGTCCATACTTGATAGTGGCTTGCTGTACACGCTAAAGCCACGTTAAACAATTGTACGCCTCTATCATGGCTTAACGCATAGCGATTAAATCCACCCTCAACCTCGGTACGACTTACACCACCAGCCGAACCATGACTATAGCCGCTTGGCGAAGTAACGGGGTATAAATCACGCGGTAAATTGATTGCGGTCATTTTAGCGTCTCCGCTGTAAATTATAAGACTGTTGCTGGGCGCGGCTAATCTTGCTGTTAGGGTCTCTAGTTTGTGCTGCTACTGCTTCAATCACGGTTAAAATAAGCTCACCGTCAGGCATTCTACGCTCTTCAGTGCGGTCTATTTTACCCGTGGTTTGATTAACAATCGTCACTTTAGTATCACCACCACCTAACTTATGATTAGGTGTAACATGGCCGTTGCTGCCCATCGTGATAATCTCAGCACCACGCTCGCCCACTAAGTATTGATTACCTGCTTGGACATCACCACCCATTGCTCTTGCACCGCTAACATTTTGAGCAACATCTACAACAGCAATTGCGCCCATTAGTGCTATATTTGCATATCCTAAACCGCGAATCATTGCGGCATGAGCTGTACCTGCAACTAATAAAGCGGGGTTTGCAGTCAATGCTGCTGCCATTGCATAGCTTGCTTGAGTTGCAATAGCTGATTGTTCTACCATTAAAGCCGCTTGTGCAATAGCAATAACTTTTTGAGCAACAAAAGCCGCCTGTGCAATAGCATTGTTTTCGTGGCCAGTCTTTCTAGCCAATTCAAGTATGCTACCTCCTAAATCAGACATCATTCCTAATTCTGTTTGTTTTATCGCTGTTTGTTCTGCTGCTGTATCACGCTGTATTGCTAGTTTATCAGCACCATATTGTTTCTCGTTGTCATGCCGTAGCTTTGCGGCCTCAGCATCAAAATCTTTAAGCCTAGCCTCAGCACGTTGAATAATAGCCTCACGCGCCAAATAGGCTTGATAAACAATCTTGCTTTTAGTGGCGTAGCTATTGCGTAAAGCGTCAAGCTCTTGGCCTTGTTGCGCCATAAAATCATCGGTTTGTTGTTGGTTAGCCTTTGCCTCTTCTTCAGCTTTTAAAGCGTCAATTTTAGCGGCTTGGATTCGTAACAACTCTTTTTCTTTAGGTAATAATTTACTTAACTCTGTGTTTTTTAAATCAAAGTTAAGCTTGGCTAGTGCGCTATCATCTCCCCATAGCTCAATCTGTTCTTTTTGACTTAATAGCAAATCTTCGTAAGAGCGTTTAAGCTGTTCGTTGTCTTTTGTTTTGTCATTAGCTGCTTTTTTTGCGGCTTTCTCTGCATCTTTTTCAGCTTGTATCTGTTTTTTGCGCTCCTCAAAAAGCTCTTTAGTGGTTTTTTGCGTTTTTTCTTTTTCGATGGAATCAAGTATTGACTCAAATTCTTTTTGTGAACGCAATTCTTCACGCGCTTTTCTTTCGTCTCTAATTGCTTTAACTGTTGCATCACCTGAATTAAGACGCGCCTCACGTTCCGCCAAAATTGATGCAATAGAGTTTTTACGCTCGTTATCTAATTCGCGCCATCTTTCAGCACTAATAATTAGCCCCTCTTTGACATAATCAAAAAAAGACTTAACCTCGACCTTTGCTATTTTAAATGAGGATGCAATGTTTACGGGCAACTTAGTAAAAGCATCACTTAAAAACGAGGCTGTATCGCCACCATCTTTTTTAAGAACACCCATATACATTAAAAGCTCTACAGTGCCGCTAGAAACATCGTCTATGGCATAGCTCCATAGCTTAAATTGATATGCTGTATTTTCTAATGGTGTACCACTATCTAACCAATTACTAATACCCTCTAATGAGCTAACGAGCGAATTACTTGCGCCAACTGCTGTATCTAATTGACCAACAAAAAGAATCATAGAATTTTTAAGTTTTGTTGATGCTTGCCCTATGGTCGTGTTTGTTTTCGCGTACAAATCGTCAACAACTTGAGATTGTTCTTTTAGTGCTGATATTAAAATATCACTGGTTAGCAGTCCCTCTGCTGCTAGTTTTCGTAACTCGCCCTTTGGAATTTCCAATGCTCTAGCAAATGCGTCTAATGC